AGTATGTCGTAGAATCCTGTCATCGTTTTAAATTACGTTCAAATTGTCTTCTTTCAATTTCGTTTTTTTGCTTTTCAAAGACAAGATAGGTAAGACATTTAGTAAGTCTGAGTTCGGTAACTTCATCGAACTTTGTAACGTCTCCTTTAGCGAGTCCATATATTGACTGATACCATCCCCATCGTTTTGCAAACTGAGTTGTTTCTGAAAAGTCGTTGATAGATTCTTGTCCTTCTTCATCTCCTTCTCCAAATAGTTCAGGGTAGCCGTTAGTAACTCGTTTCCTAAAGTCCAAAAAAAAACAGATGATGCTATTACCACGTCAAGTGGAGCAAACTTCATTAACTCTTGGAAGTCTACATTCGGTTCATAAGGCAAGATATCGTATTTATCCTTTCGTGTTTTTAAAATTGGTCTGTACATCACTGCCATAGCTTTGTGGTAACTATCCCAATTCGTAAGGTGTGATTCCAAATCTACATATTCCCCGAATGTGATTGCTTCTAACTCTGGAATGAATCCAAATTCTAACTCTCCTTCTTCAGATTTGATTTTAAACCTGTTTTGAAACTTAGGCTTCTCACTGAATAACTTTGTGAAGTGTGCTATTAGCTCATTTAAGCTCGTTAGCTTCATTTTAACTACGTCTTGCAAGGAAATACCACAGAATATCTCTACCATCTTCTGAGCGACAAATTCCTCATCGTTGGAATCTGCCTGAACTTTTAAGAAGTCCTGATAGTGTTTAAGTGGAATTTCACTTAGGCTTGAAGGTACGTTGATTTCTAACTTCATATTTTATAAACTTATTTATTCTTGTTTTGTTGCACCTGTACAATGTCGAATGCTGCAGTTAACATCTGAAAGTGTCTTCTGATCATCATGACGTCATCAAATACTATTACAATCCGTTTTCCTGTACGCTGATAGATGTAGTCCTCTACGACTCTTTTCATCATTGGTAAATCATCTGATGTTGTATTGTCCATAGTTCTTTTTTAAACCTAATGTTTCCATCTCGTGATATCTTAGTGCGTCTATAGCGTGATTAAAATGATCAATAGGAACGTTTGTTTTCTCTCCGTCTTTCTTTACACTCCAACAATAGCTTCTAAGCTCCTTGATTAGGTTTGTACTCGAACTTGTAACTAGGTAGTCTTGTCGTTGCATTACGTCAATACCAAATTTGATTGAGTCAACTCCTTTTGTTACGCCTTTAATCATCTTTCCAAATCTACGAATCTCCTCAATTGATTTAGGCTCTGAACTATCAGCGTAAATAATAACGCTATTCGGTAGCACTTTTGCAATGTCAGAGTTTACCATTCCTGTGCGGTAACAGATTTCGTTGATTATTCTTTGTCCGTTGTAGTTGTAGATTTCAATTGCCGATGTCGGGTCGTTCGTGTAACCAAAGTCAAGTCCTATTCCTATCAACTTAGCTTCACTTGGTATTGTATCTATCGTTTTCCAATTGTTAAAGATGACACCCTCAAGGCTTCCGATTTCTCCAAGTCCGTAGACTCTCCACCAATTAGCCCAATAAGAACTCGTAGCTGCTTTCTCACGATTCTTTTCTATTTGGCTAACTATAGATTCATCAAGAGCTTCGTTGTCTTTGTACGTTAAGATAATGAAATCTGAATCAGGTTCGTCTTTTAGTTCCTTGTGTACCCAAAACTCGTTTGCAGGATTAAAGTCTAAAAATACTTCCTTTTTGGTACGGATTGAAAGCTCGTTGTAAGATTCAAAGCTGACGTTGTTACACTCGTTTATGTAAAGGATATCACGTCTCGCTCCTCTGAGTTTAGATGCGTCATCTGCTGAGAAGAACTCTATAACACTTCCATTTGCAAATTCGTACCTTAGAAGTGATTTATTGAATCTGTCGTCAACATAACGTCCTGTCCATCGCATTACCTTAACGAAGTCTTTTAATGCACCACGTCGCAAGTGAGGAATGGATTCAGCTACTACAGAAACTTCTAGTCCTGCTTGTTTTGTACACTTGTCTATTAATACAGGTAGTATTCCGAATGTCTTTCCTGCAGATGTTCCTCCTTGAATTATCTTGATTCGTTTTTTCAAGGATAGAATCTTGTTTATTGCAGTCGTTCTTTTAAACATATCTACTCCTCAGGGAACAATGGTTGCTCTGTTATAATTGTGCTTTCTACTTTCTCAGTTAAGCCATTCAAACGTTGTGTAATGGACGGATTGTATTGTCCTACCATGCCTCCTTCGATTTGATCTTGACGGATTGCTTTTCTTATACGCGTGCAGATAGGTACAAATTCTTCGTATCTTTTATCTGTATTCTTAAAGTATTGTTCTACCATTCCGACTTCATCGTAGCAAAACAATTCAAATCCTTCTAATGTTAAAGGTCTTTCTAGTGGCTCTGCTCTTTCTTCGAACTCTTTTCCTCCGAATACGCTTTTTATTCTTGGGTTCGCTTTTACGTCTGCTTTGTACTTGTCGAATAGTTCACTTAGTTGTTCTGGTGAATCTAGGTTTCTTGGTCTTCCTACTTTTGCCATTTTTTATTTCGTGTTTTTGTGGTGTTTAAAATGTTCTAAAAATTCGTCTTCTGATATTTCCTCGCAGCATAACAAACCATCTGCGTCTGTTAGATAAACTACATAGTGACATCCTTGACGTTCTAAATAGTCGCAAAGTTGTTTACCTGCTTCTATCATTTCTTTTCCGTAATCTACTATGTAATATCTCATTTCGTGTTTATGCAGTTTCGTACTCGTTAAATACCTTCTGCATCTTTACAATGATTTCTCTTAGGCAACTTGCACATGATGTAGGCTCTTGTCTAATCTTAAAGATACGGTTGTATATCTTCAGGATGGCATCTTGTTCCGTTGGTTTAATCGTGTTTTTGAATAGTACCTGAGTTTCGTTTAGGTAGTTGTATTCGTCTTCTGTTAGGCATTCAGGTTTGTTGTAAGGAAATAATGCATTGAGCTTCTCTTTACGTTCATTGCATCCGCAATCTTCTCCCATTAGGAACTTAGCTACCTTTGCAATTCCTGTAGCTTCTAATACATTCTCTACTGTGTCTCCTAGTCCTTCTGCTTTCTTTCTTGGTGTTCGTGTTTTTGCCATTTTTATCTTATTAATTCAAATTCGTCGTTTAAATAATCTTCATAGTCTTCTCCTACATTTTCTTTAATCCGTTCTTTGCAGTTCTTTAAAGTGTGAAATATAGAAGTTAGACTTATGTTTGTTTCCTTTGCGATGTCACGCATGGATAAAGTTTTCTTTCGGTAGATGTCAAATAACATTCTGTCGTAATGATGCCATGTCTTTGTTTCTTCCTCTATTAAAGTTTCAATTCTGTGGAATGCTTCGTGTTTTTCTACGTGATCAATCTCACTGGATAACGTGTGTAAACATTCTATTGATATAAACTCTAGCTTGTTTAATTTGTTTGAGTCGTGCCAACAATTACGAAGCAAAGTCCAAATGTAAAACAGGTTTACTTCTCCTGATTCGTTTAGTACCTTTTCTTTTTGTCCGTATTTGTGAACACGTATGTACATTTCCTGTACTACGTCCTCTGGGTAGTCGCTTCCGAATGTGGTAACTATCTTTACCCACTCTTTATGCTGACTTGATACTTTACTCAGTAACTCCATTGATTAAATTCTAATCAAACTTACGATGAAAATCTAATCACGTTGCTAAAAAGTTATCAACAATAAAAAAGCCACCTGTTAAAGTGGCTCTAAATTGTTTAAGTAAATCTCTCTGCTGACGTAGTTATCTAACTTTACTACTGTGCAAAGTGTTATGTCTTTACCTTGTAAGAACTTGTCTATTTGGTACTGATGGAATCTTCCAGTGTTTGACTTTATCTCTTTCACAATTTGATTTCGTGTTTTGGTACGAAGCAACATCTCTAATTGCTTTCGCAATCCTCCCTCGTCAATGTACATCAGAACGGAAGATCGTCATCCATTGCATCACTAATTGGCTTACGTTCCATTGTTTCAGGTGCTACGTAAGGTTCTGAGAACGCTGCAGAGAAGAATGATCCTGCTTTGCCTTGTTTTACCCATAAGGCAACTTCCATTTCTTTGCCGTTTACGTTTACTTTTCCTTTGTAGTCGGGATGGTTATCTGCTTTCTTGTTCGTGTTTTTGAAGATTGCTCCCGTGTTTAACTTGTTTTCCATTGTATATTTATTTAATTGTTTACTTAATTCGTATTTTTCTACTTGTGGTTTGACTATTGTTTCGATGACATAATCAGCTTTAACATTGAAATCATTCCAATCTATTTTCATTTTACTATTTGGTAAGTTACTACTTAGAAAGCTCCTCTCCATACATAACCTACGAAGTGTAGGAATCCGTAGCAAAAAACGGATAGTACAAAGAGTAGGAATATGATTGCTTTGGTTTTCTCTTTCATTGTTCTTGTTGTTTAAAGGTTAATTTTATTTATATAACTTATGCCGATGCTTTCTTCAACACCATCAAGTTTATAGTAATAAACTAAACCATAATCCATATCAACTTTATGCGTTGTAAATACTCTTGGGTGTCCTTCTTCTGCCTTTCTAAATATGCAGACATCACCAACTTGGTAATTATCTGAAATTTCACTTTGTTTTATTTTCATTGTTCTTGTTGTTTAAAGGTTTCAATTTCTATTACTTCACAATAACTACTTCTCCCACCATATCTTGTCCAGTAATCAGAGTAAGACATCAACCTTAATTGGCAAGCATTATCATTAAACGAACGTTTATACCAAGTTCCTTTTCTTAATTTTCTATACCACTTAAATCTACCGAGATAAGTGTCAATCCAAGTTTGTTTCTTCATTGTTCTTGTTGTTTAGATTCATCAACCCATTGTACTCCAAAAAATATCTTCATCATTTTTCTATGAATCCATTTTGGTTTGTTAGGCATTGCTAATGTTGTGTTTCCTAATTTGTACCCGCTAACATTTAATGTTTGATTAGGTACTAGTGTTTTCTCTTTCATTTGTTTTTTTTAAAGGTTATTATTTTAATTACTAAATTGGCTATTAAATGTCCAACTGCACATCCCATTACAAAATAAAATATACCATTTACTATCTCTCTCATTGCTCTTTAAAGATTTCGTTGTAGTATTGTTCTCCGTTTTTTAATGTTCTGAAATTGTCAATCACATTCATTCTTTCAATAGTTGTATCAACTGCATTAACTATCTGCTCCTTCTCCATTTCTTTGGCTTGTTGTATATGAAATCTAAAATCGGGAGTACAATTGTCTATACCTCCGAAGTGTTCATCAATCAACCATTCTACTGCTGTTTTCATTGTTCTTTTTGTTTAGTTATCATTTCGTTGACTCCAACAATATGATTATTTTGATTTAAAGGTTAATTTGTATTAAAGTTCCCGCAATAATCAT